CAACCAGAAAGAGATAATTTATTTGATTCATTAGGAATCAAGCGTCTTAAAGAATCGTATATGAAAGATGACGAGGATTCCCCTCAACAAAGGTTTGCCTTTGTTTCTAAAGCGTTTGGAACAAATTTAGAACACGCTCAACGATTATACGACTATTCTTCTAAACATTGGTTATCGTTTGCTACCCCTATCCTTTCTTATGGTAAATCTAAAAGTGGTCTTCCAATTTCATGTTTCCTTTCCAGCATGGAAGACTCTGCTTCTGGATTAATTGATACTTTATCAGAAGTAAATACACTTTCAATGCTTGGTGGTGGAGTTGGTATTGGTGTTCACATCAGGTCTGCAGACGATAAATCTGTCGGAGTTATGCCTCATTTGAAGATTTATGATGCTTCTTGTCTTGCTTACCGCCAAGGAAAAACCCGTAGAGGTTCATATGCAGCGTATTTGAGGATTGACCACCCTGATGTGATGATGTTCCTTGAAATGAGGAAACCCACAGGAGATCAAAACGTTAAATGTTTGAATCTTCATCATGGAATTATGCTCACTGACAAGTTTATGAACATCATTGAGCAATGTATGATTGATCCTGATTTTGATGATTCTTGGGAACTTTATGATCAACACAATCCAGGAAAGATTAGAGAAGTTGTATCTGCAAGAGAACTTTGGCAAAAGATTCTTGAATTGAGAATGCAAACTGGCGAACCTTATATTCTATTCCTTGATACTGCTAATGAACAAATGCCAGAGTTTCAAAAGAATCTTGGTCTAGAAATTAAACAAAGCAATATTTGTTCAGAAATCATTCTTCCTGTAAATGAGGAAAGAACTGCTGTTTGTTGTTTATCTTCTATGAATTTAAGATATTATGATGAATATAAAGATAATTATCAGTTTTTCAGAGATGTTGCGGAAATGTTGGATAATGTACTAACAACTTTTATTGATAATGCTCCAGAAGCAATTTCAAGAGCAAAATATTCAGCAATGAGAGAAAGAGCAATTGGTATTGGAACGCTAGGATTTCATACTTATCTGCAACAAAATAGTATTCCTTTTGAATGTGCTATGGCAAAATCCAGGAATATGCAGATATTTAAGAATATTAGAACTCATTTAGATCAAGCTAATAAAGAATTAGGGTTTGAAAGAGGAAATTGTCCGGATTTTGAAGAAGGGGTTATTGGAGAAAAACTATATTATCAAAGGTTTAGTCATTTAATGGCGATTGCTCCTACTGCTTCTACTTCTATTATTATGGGTAACATTTCCCCTTCTATTGAACCTATTAGAGCAAATGCTTATCGTCAAGATACTATGTCCGGTTCTCATTTGAACAAGAATCACGTACTCGACGAGTTAATTAAAGAAAAGATAAAGGGTAACTCCAAACTAGACTACGATTCTATTTGGTTGGATATTATTTCTAATGACGGTTCTATACAACATATGGATATGTTTACTGATGAAGAAAAAGAAGTATTCAAAACTGCGATGGAAATTGATCAACGTTGGGTAGTGGATTTTGCTGCGGATAGACAAAAGTTTATTGACCAAACTCAGTCGTTGAACTTATTTTTCAGACCAGACGCGCATATTAAATACCTTCATGCGGTTCATTTTAAAGCTTGGAAAGAAAAATTACCAACGTTATATTATTGCCGTTCTGATAGCTTAAAGAAATCTGATAAAGTCTCTAAACAAATTGAAAGAAATATTATTGAAGAAATCAACCTTCAGGATATTATTTCTGGTGAAGAATGTTTGGCTTGTAGTTCATAAAAATGAATTATTTAAAAATATATGACAAATTATGTTTTGTTGGCAAGTTGGAAAGAACTTGTGTAGAAGTTTTTGAGACACATCACATAGTACCAAGATGTTTAGGTGGAACTGATTCTTCGGAAAATTTAACAAAATTAACTCCAAGGGAACATTTTATCGCTCATTTACCATTAACAAAAATTTATAAAAATAATCATAAAATAATGTTTGCTTTTAATATGATGTTATTGGAAAACGAAAATCATAAAAGACATATTCCGAGTTCAAAATATTATGAAATTTCTAGAAAAAATATTTCTCAATGTATGAGAGAAAATAATCCTATGAAAAATGAAAAAAACATAGAAAAGATGAGAAATAGTAGAAAAAGAAAATTTGTTGAAGGATTAATAAAACCGAATGTTCCTACAATTAATGAACGAAAAAGAATTTCTGAAAGAATGAAAGGGCAAAATAACCCTTGCAAAAGATATCCAGAAACTCACAATTTCAAAAAAGGAACTTTTTGGTGGACTGATGGTATTCTTAATATAAGAAGTTGTGCGTCGCCTGGAGAAAATTTTAAAAGAGGAATAACTAAAAAGAATATGATTAAAAACATAAGGTAAAATAATATGGTAAAAAGAAAGTTAAAATTAACAGATACTAGAACAACATTCAAACCGTTTACTCATCCAGAATTTTATGAGTATTGGTTGAATCACGAACGTATGCATTGGATTCACACTGAAGTAGAATTAGTTCAAGACATTAAAGACTGGCAAAATAATGTAACAGAAAAAGAAAAGAGTTTTTTAACTAATATTTTTAGGTTTTTTACTCAATCCGATATTGATGTTGCTGGAGGGTATGTAAAAAATTATTTACCTATTCTTCAACAACCAGAACTTAGGATGATGTTGTTAAGTTTTGCTGCTAGGGAAGCAGTTCATATTGCCGCCTATTCTCATTTAATTGAAACTCTAGGGATGCCGGAATCCACATATACAGAATTTTTAAAGTATGATGCTATGAAAAATAAGCATGATTATATTGAATCTTTTGTTGGTTTAGATACTAAACGTATTGCTCAACAAATTGCTTTATTTTCTGCATTTACTGAAGGTATGCAATTATTCAGTTCTTTTGTAATGCTTTTGAATTTCCCAAGAAGGGGTAAAATGAAAGGAATGGGTCAGATTATTTCTTGGTCTATCCTTGACGAACAACTTCATTGCGAAGCAATGATAAAAGTATTTCGTATTTTTATCGAAGAAAATCGGGACATTTGGAACGACGAACTTAAATCAGAATTATACTCAATAGCTGAAAAAATGGTAGAGTTAGAAGACGCTTTCATTGATATTTGTTATGATATGGGTGAATGCGAAGGGTTGAATATTGAAGATTTAAAGAAATACATCCGATATATTTGTGATCGTAGACTTATTTCTATGGGGCTGAAAGGTGTTTTTAAAGTTAAAAAGAATCCGCTTCCTTGGGTAGACGAAATGATTTCTGCTCCACAGCACACAAATTTCTTTGAAAATAGAGCTACTGCCTACGCAAAGGGTGCTTTAAGCGGTGGTTGGAAAGATGTATGGGCTTGAGTAAAATGTATATAAATAATTTCATTTTTAAAAGGAATTATTTGTATGAAAAAAGTTATTTCAACCCTATGCGACAATTGTGATTCGGATTTTTCTTTATCTTTTAATGAAAATTTAGTAAAAGATCATGAAGAAGTATTTTGCCCCTTTTGTGGCGAAATAATAGAAACGATAGAAGAAGACATCCCGGAAGAAGAAGATTATATTTCTCAAGAAGAAATGTGGGATTAATCCCATGTCTTGGTTGTATGATAAAGAACCTTTCGAAGATCCCCAGGACTACTGGGGATTTGTTTATATAATAACCAATATTTCTAATAATAAAAAATATATTGGAAAAAAACAATTTTACTTTAAAAAATACAAAACAGTTAAAGGAAAGCGAAAGGGTTATCTAGCAGAATCTGATTGGAAATGTTATTTCGGTTCTTCAGAAACTTTAAAAGAAGAAGTTTCTGGTTGTGGAGAAGACAATTTTAAAAGAGAAATATTGAAATTGTGTAAATCTAAATCTGAATGTACTTACTGGGAAACCAAATACCAATTCGAGTTCGATGTTCTTTTGAAACCAGAAGAATATTACAATGAATGGATCATGGCAAGAGTGAGAAGATCACACTTAATTAAAAAATAGTTTACTTTTTGAGCAAAATATTATATGATGAAACCTAAAGAAGTTATAAAGAAAATTTTTGAAGAAGACCCAGATGGGATAACCTTCCTTCCAACACAAAATTTTGACTTGACAATGTCAGGGTTTAATTATCAAAAGAAATCAAAATACGAAATAAGTAATGCTGGGCATCATTTATATCATATAATGATATATAAAAGCGACAAATATGGTAACATATATCATCCAGATAATTTTGTTGCGGTTTTAACTGATCCATATGTTTATGTCAGTCATTTGGTTCAGTGTGGATTTTTTGGCTTGGTTGTAAAGAAAACTAAATCTTCAACCAGATTTGTTAATGATGTTTATAAAAAAGTGATGAAATCTTTAAATGAAAAAGGATAAACCCAGAATTAGTGTAAATGTAGAATCCCTGTTTATTGGTGATGAACCTACTTGGGGCGATAAAAACGAAATCTCTGTCCCTAGAGCATTATCTTGGTACGCCAATCAAAAGGATTGGAAAGACTCCAAGAAATATGCTATAGATTATGCAAAATCTGAGAAATTCGCAAAATCTGATTTGGAAAAATTGTCTTCTTCTTCTGAAGATTTGTTCAAAAATTTGGGTTTTGTCTGTAGGATGAAATCTAGAGGAGCAGATTTAGATAAAGACGTTTGGATCAAAGAAAGGTTTGCTGAAATTTTAAATTTTGACGTAAATTCTGTTATAATTTCCTCTATTGCTGCTCAAACAGTTAATAAACCTGTAAAGGTTGAAAAGTCTATCCAAGATAGAGTTTGGGAACAAGCTACAATTTATATTAATGAAATTGAAGGTCGTGTGGACGAGTTTATCAAAACTCGTTCTTCTAAATTTAAATGTTACGATTGGTTGGTGAGTAATTCGGTTAAACCAACATATATGAAACAAATCCAAGACCATTATACTCCTTTGTTGGAGGAATTGAGTTTGGCAGTATCCAAATCCGACGATCAGTTGGTAGAATCTTATTCTCACTGGAGCAAAAAAGAATTAAATTCTTTTATTTCTTTTATTTCTGGTATTATAACTGACTGCGAAAATTATACAGGAAACACCAAAACTGTACGGAAAACCCGAAAAAAGAAAGTAGTTCCGGCAGATAAAAAGGTTTCTAAACTGCAATATAAGAAAGAAGACACAGAATATAAAATCGCTTCCGTTGATCCTGCACAAATTATTGGTGCTAAACAATTATGGGTGTTTAATGTTAAGTACAAAAAGTTGGGAGTTTATAATTCTGTGGATGATTCTGGATTTGGGGTTAGAGGGACCACTTTGGAAGGGTTTGATGCTAATACTTCAATCTGTAAAACCTTGAGGAAACCTTTAGATTTTCTTCCTATTGTTACTAAGGGTAAGAAGGTAGAACTAAGGAAATTAATGGCAACCATTAACAGTAAAGAATCAGAACTAACTGGAAGGTTGAATTCCGATACCGTTCTATTGAAAGTTGTTTCGTAACTTTACTTTTTCTCTAAGTAGAGTTAGAATATATTTTTAAAAGTAGGTGAACTTAAATGATTTTAATAGACACAAATCAAGTTTTTATCTCTGGACTTTTGTCCCAAATTTCTTCTAATAAGTTTAAACAATTAGAAGAAGATCTAATTAGACATATTGTACTAAACACTTTACGCTCTCATATTAAGAAATTCAAATCAGAATACGGTGATGTAGTTCTATGTCTAGATTCAAGACATTATTGGCGCAAACAAATTTATCCTCACTACAAAGCGCATCGTAAGGAATCAAGAGAAAAATCTTCTCTTGATTGGAATTTGATTTTTAAAGTTCTTAACGAGTTGAAGGAAGATTTAAAGAACCATTTTCCTTATAGGGTTATTGAGGTTGATTCTACTGAAGCGGATGACATTATTGGTACTTTAACCCCAAGAATTTCTCCGCATGAAAAAGTTTTGATCATTTCTTCTGATAAAGATTTTGTACAATTACAGAAATATCCTAATGTTAAACAATATAACCCCATGATGGGAGTTTTTGTTACATCGAAAAATCCTGTTAAAGATTTAAAAGAAAAAATTATTCGTGGAGACGCTGGTGACGGTATCCCCAATTTCTTGTCTGAAGATGAAGTGTTTGTTCTAAAAACTAGACAAAAACCTATTTCTTCCAAGAAGCTTAATGATTGGTTAGAACAAGATCCTAAAGAGTTTTGTAATGAAGAAATGTTGCGTAATTATAAGCGTAACCAAATGTTAATTGATTTTGATTACATTCCAGAAGATATTCGACAAAAAATTATTAATGAGTTCGATAGGATTAAACCCGCAACTAAACAAAACCTCTACAAATACTTTGTTTCTAAGAAATTGATTTCTTTATTGGAATGTATTGAAGAATTTTGATATGATAAAGAAAGGACGAGTTTATTATAAACATACAGAAAGTTGGTGTGGAAATGATCCAAAAGGTACGCCAGTTAAAGTTGTGGATATTATTCCTCCTTGCAATTTTGTTAAATACAAAAAGGTTAAAAGGTTGTTTGGGATAAATTTTGCTTTTGGATATTCATATCAATTAAATCAAATTTCTTTTAAAAGAATTTTTCTAGGAATAGAATTTATTTAATAAATAGTTCGGAAGTTGACTTATATTTTTGCTGAATTGGGGTTGAATGGATTCAAACTATACCCCGCATGGACGCAATTTTTACAACTAAGATGATAACGAGGTAAATATATGGCTACTATTAGTAAAACTGTAGATGTATCGGCAGAACAACCACTATTGAATAAAAAGTGGCTTGGTTTTGCTTTCGCTGTTTATGCAGTATTCTATGCTTGGGTACGTTGGTATGAAGGCGTATTCGGATGGAGTGCTGGTCTAGATTCTTTTGCTCCAGAATTTGAAACTTACTGGATGAACTTTCTATATACAGAAATTGTATTAGAAGTTGTCACAGCTTCAATTCTTTGGGGTTATATTTGGAAGTCTCGTGATCGTAATATGGCTGCAATTACTCCGCGTGAGGAATTGCTTCGTAATATGACACACCTAGTTTGGCTATTTGCTTATGCAAATG